CGCAGCATCGCAATGAGATCGACGTGCGGAACATTGAAGCCGTAGCTGAGCACCATGACGCTGACCAATGCGGTCAATCGGCCGGCGCGGAAGGCCTCGATGATCGCGTCGCGGTCATGGTCTGGTGTTGCCCCCAGCACTATCTCAGTATCGATGCCGCGGGCGCGCAGCGCGTCGCGAACCAGACCGGCATGAATGACGCCGACGCAATAGATTAACCAGGCCCGGCGCTTGCCCTGGTAGGTGGCGATCTCGTCGCAGGCCAATTCGACGGCGTTGTCGCGGATCGCCGCGGCCTCGAGCTCGCCAGGGATATATTCGCCGCCACGCTTGCCAACGCCGGTGACGTCGATCGTTGCGCCCCTGGTAGTTGTTTTCGACGACAGCGGCGCCAGCCAGCCGTCATGGATTGCTTCGCCGATGGTATATTCAAACACCACCTTATCGAACAAATGCCCGTCGCCCTCACACAGATGTCCGCTGTCGAGGCGAAACGGCGTCGCAGTCAATCCGACAACCCGAAGATCGGCTACCCGCTCGCGTAGGCTATTCAGGGTGGTGTGATACATGCCCTGATCGCCGTGAGGGATCAGGTGAGCCTCATCAATAATGACCAGATGCCGTTCGCCCAGCACCTGCGGATTGCGGTAAATCGAATTGACCGTGGCGAACAAGATCTGCGTATCGGTATCGCGGCAGCCGAGCCCGTCGCAGTTGATGCCGATCGGCGCCTCCGGCCAGATATTGTGCAGCTCGCCAACGTCCTGCTCGAGCAGCTCACGATTGGGCGCGGTGACCAGCACGCGCATGTTGGGATAGTCGGTCAGCAATTGCTTGATCAGAAATGCGATGACGACGGATTTGCCCGTGCCGGTCGCCATCGCGATCAGCGCATTGCCGCCGCCGTTGCGCCAGAACACGAACAACTCGCGCAGTGCGGCTTCTTGATATTGGCGCAATGTCAACATCTGCGTTGTCGAGTGAGTAACGATCGCCGCCGCCGCCGCATTGGCGATGGCGATCGTCCTCACAGCGTCCCATTACTTTGCCCAGGGGCGATCGCCTTTCGGCGTCGTCGCATTTGGCGTCGGATTGGGATTAGTTGCCGCGGGAGCAGCGCGCCCTCCGCGCTTGGGCTCGAAATCGTACGGCCGTATCGAGTTCACGCGATTGCCGTCCGGGTATACCCCGTCGGGATCGCGCTTGATTCCGACGCGGATTTTGACCGGCTTGTAGAGCAGCACATCGATGCGTGTTGTCGCCTCGAGGATGCCACAAGCTCGATACAGGTCGGCGAGGAGCCTGCGCCCGATCTCGACCGCCTGCTGACTTGCATTGGTCAGCGTGATGTTTTGAAAGATCTTGCGGCCCTTGTGCTCACCTTCGGTGATTTCAAACACCGCAAGAACATAGCTGCCGTTGCCATTGGCAGCGTCGCGCACCTCGATTTCAACGACGTGCGCGGGGTACCACCCCGTCGGCATGGGCACGAAATCTTGCGTGCCCTCCTGTGCGCCCGGATCGAACATCTCGGGCAGCTGGTCGTGATAGCCGTCGCTACTCATGTTTGGCCTCCATATTGTTTGATGGCATCGCTTCGGATGGCATCGTTTCGGTTACAGTTTCGGGTGCCGCAGTGCGTGTACTCTCCGCCTGCGGCTGCGGAGTCGGAAAAAACTTGCCGAGTGTTGCTTGGTAGTCGAAGCTCAAGCGAATAAGGATCCGTTCGGGCATGGCGAACCGGTTTTTCGCCGTGAATGCTGGCCGCGGCTCGCAGTGCAGCCAGCGCGCATTGCCACCATCGGCCCGCGCGCGGCTTTTTCCGAAGCCCCCTTGTTCGTTCTTGATGATGATGTCGGTCGCCAAGAAGCCGATCAGATCGGCGCTGTCCTCGACCAATCCGCGTGCCCGTTTATGCAGTCGCAGGGCGTACGAGGAGTATGCTGCCGCCCGCGGGTCATTGACCATGATGATTTCCGAGTGCGCGATCAGCACGATGTTCATATTGCGATGGCGCCGCAGCCAATTGCAGCCGCGAAGAAGATCGAGCCAGTATTTGTCGAGCTCGACGTAGCCTTTGCCGAAGCCGGGGCTTTCGATCGACGCATAACCGCGGTCGGCGCACAGCGCGGCGTGCACCAACGGCTCGAGTGCGTCGAGGCTGTCGATGACCAGCGTCTGATAGTCGTGCGGTTCTTTACCGAGCCAGGTCAGCCCTGCGATCACACTGGCGAAGCTCTCGCACAGTCCAAAACTTTCGATCGTTAGCCCGCTCGGGCACCCGTCCTCGGTTTGGATGAAGACGGGCTTGGGAAAGTTTCTCGCCGTAGTCGTCTTGCCCATACCGGGAGCGCCGTGCAGTACGACGATCGGCGGGCGTGTAGCAGTGATTTGATACGGTCGCATTTGCATCTCTTCTTTGTGATGGCGCTGCGCTTCGGTGAGGCTGACCGCCGGCAATTGCGCCGGCAGTCCTGATTGCCACCGTTAAGCGGCTTCGTCGGCTTCGAGATTTTCGGGGTCATCGATCTCGACCGCGCTGCCGAAGCCGATTTCCGCGGCGAACTTTTCCGCCCAGTCGATGGTGCAGAACGGGCCGATGACGAGCGGGTCGTTCCATTCGCCGTTAAACCAAAAGGCAGCAAAGTCCGTGCCCGGGTAGTGGTTACGAATCCACTCCGTCTCATGCCACGTCGTCACGATGCCGCCGTGGCGCGTGGCGAACGCATACGCCTCGTGGCAGTCGAGAAACGGCCAGAATACGACCAGCGGTTTCTGCATCAGTACGACGTAGTCATTGGTGGAGATGAGATTAGTCAGAAGCTTAGGCATGTGCGCCTCCATCATCTTTTGGCAGGTGCTCGTCGCAACCGCAGACGACAGCTTCCGCAAGCTCGCGGATCATCTCGATGTCGATGGTTTGGCAGACGGCCCAACCGCTGTCGTGTTCCCCGAGCTCCAAATATTCGAGTGCTTGCTGCAGGCACATTCTGAGGTCGTTACGTACGCCCTCGGAGATGACGGTGGTGTTGAGAATGTTGCTCATGTTGCGCCTCCGAATTTGCCGGTTTTGCGAGGAATTTCTTCCCGATGGATCTTCATGGTTGGCCCCCGGCGCCCAGCAATTCTCGTCGGCGCTGTAGAATTTTATCGACGACTATCAGCCCATGCGGTAGTCGCATCTGCTTGGCGCAGTCGGGACCGATGCCAAGCAGCGAACTGACGTGGTCACGCAATGCACGGCCGCAGACGCAGCAGCGCTCACTGCGATCCAAAAGCGCCGCGAAATTATTGGGATCAGGTCCGCGAACGTTGGTGCCGACGAGGTGCGCACATGTCAGCAGTCGGAAGGTTGCCGCCACGCGATCGACAATGCTTTGTGGGGTACCGGGCAAGAACAGTGCCGCCTTTGCCCCCATCTCGTAGGAAACACTGTCGATCGTACCGCTGAAGCGCCGCAGTCCCTCGCCAGCATCAGCAGTTACGCGCAGATCGGGGTGAGAGCAGTAGAAATGCGGCGGCGGGTCGGATGGTATAGCCGAACGCTTAAACCGCTCGATCACCGTGATCTGCCCGCCGCCGAGCAGGGTGAAGCGGAAGCGTCGGTTGGTCGCGCTCTTGGGATCGGGAAGGATGTCGAGATACCAATCGACGGGTGACAGCCAGACCGGCCGCTCATCGATCCAGGACCAAACCAGACCGCATTGGTGCCAATAGTCTTCCTGTTCCAGCATGCCGCCGGCAGCGCTATCGAAGAACCCGTATTCGTCGTCTGGTTCGGTGCCAAACCGCGGCCGTATCTTGTCGGCATTCAGAACGCCGAGCCGACGATGATGCTCGCGCAACTGTTCGCTGGTTGCCTGCCTCAGCGTTGGCGCTTCCGGCAATGTGTGCAGCCGGGCTTGGTAGCAGTTGAGAATATCGGTCATGGTCATTGCTGCACCCCCTCTTCCGAAGAGCGGATCTCGATGATGATGTTGGTTTCGCCGCGGGCGAGGGCGGCGTCGATCAGCATCTCCAACTTGCGCTCGAGATCCTTCTCGGCCTGTCGCTGCAGGGCACGCTTCATGCGCTTTCTGGTATTCATGGTTGCCTCCTCAGCCGATCGACGCCTTGTCGGCGTGGCATTGCCACCCTGGACGGGCACGGCCGCGCGCGAACAACTCGAGGAATGCCCCCGACTGCAGGCTTCGATGATGGGATAAAGCTCGTCAGGCTTACGCGAGTGCTCGCGCTTGCGTGTTGCGAGCAGATTGACCTGCCGCCGTCCCGGCGCGAGCGTGCGCGCGTTCTTGCCGCGCACGCCGAACAGGATGAGCTCGGTCACGTTGCGGAAATAGAATCCGACGCCGCGTCCATCCGAGCCGCCGTCTTTGCGTAGCTTGTGCCAGACGACGTTGGACTTGTAGTCGAACCCCCACGCCGCCATCACCGCGAGGCCCTCGGGCAGGAGCGCGTTGGGGCACCATAGATAAAGGTGTGCAGTCGGCGTCGCGAGCTCCTCGACCGGCAACGCCATGATCTCGTCGAGCGTCATCGTCGCGTAGCGATGCAGCCGCCGGTGCTCGGGCGCGACCTTCCCAGTCTTGTTAGTGAATTGCCACGGCGGATCAGCGAGAATGGTGCCAAAGGGTCCGCGCAGATTCATGAACGGATTGGCAATCGAGACAGCCGGTACAGC